GAAGAAATTGCGTCCCAATGGCGCTATGCCCTTGAAGCCTCGACCATGATGGCTTTGGCCTCGGTCAACATGGGCGTGGCTCCAGGCGCAAACGCTGACACATCACGAGCGTGTAGCCAAGCCGCCACTGCTGACTTGCCACCACTGTTAAGCCATGCCCACATGACCGCGCCCTCCTCGTCAGTCATGCGCGGCGCATCCGACCAGACCACAAACCAACGGCGGTCATCTGAGGGCAGGTTAATGGCCACACGCTCGTTACTGAACGCGATCACTTGCAGGCGGTTGACCAATTCATAAGGGGCCAAGCCCTTGCGGTTAACGGACAGGAACTCAGGAGGCGCAGCGATCAGGGGCTTGAGGGTGTTCTCAAGGGAACGGCGGTCTTTGGCCTCAGACTGGCGCAACTCGTTGACCACCATAATCTCGGCTTCAAGGGCATAGCCCCATTGGGACGCAATTTCTTCGTTACGCACAAGGGACACGTTTTTCAGGGACTCGCCGCCGACAGCGTAGAAGAACGGTGCCCACATGGTGTCCTTGCCACTGCCAGGATTACCGCCATGCAGCACAGCGTGGTTGATCTTGCGGTTAGGGTGTTGCACCTTAAAGGCCATCACATCCAGCACATGGGCGCGTTCTTTAGCGTCAGGGACCATGCGCTCAACATGGGCCAGCCACGGCTGGACATTGCCCGCAACAGGCACAGGCCGCGCATCGCGCCAGCGGTTGCCGTACACGATGCCATCACGAGCGCAGAGGATGGACTCCCCCGCAGCGTAGGTGACACCCTTCAGAATACGAGCGCCTTTCTTCTGGCGGTTTTCATCAAAACAGGTAGCAGCCTCAATCTTGGGCTTTTTTACGCCGTGGATGCTATGGCAGGCGATATGGCGAAAGATCGCGTTAAACGATTGGCGCGACACCTCATGGCGCTCGGCCAAGTCGAAAAACGCGTCGTCGTCTTGCAAGTAGGCGAAACGCTCATACCAGCCGTCTTTTTCAAGGCGGCCCAACTCTTTGCGCTCGACCTCGGCCACGATCTCAGCCGCCACATCAGGGAACTCGGCCGTCGGGGTCAGCTTGCCAAGCGTTGAATTCATCACTTGCTGAAGCAACTCCTCACGCAGCCCAGGTGTATGCGCTGCGCCACCATTGTCGGCCACCCACTTCAGGAACACAGACGAGTCAAGGTCAAGGCAATGCGAGTGCAGGCAGCAGTAGGCGCGATTGGCGGGCAGGTAGCGGCCTTCGGGGTTGCCATCGCTGTGCTGGGCGCTGTTGGGGCAGATCACGCCAGCCCAGCCCTCTTGGTTAGGGCGCGACAGCAGCAGGCCGTTGTCAGAAAGCCACACCATCACATCGTCTGTGCCATCGTCCGAGATACGGATCGGACGGAACACATCGCCTGTGTCGGCGCTGGGCGTTACTTCAAGGGCAGCGCATATCTGGGGCAAAGTGAAGTCGCGTTCGGGGTGAAACTCGACCAGCACAGACTTAAAAAGATCACGACCCGGCTTTAGGTTCACGCTACCAGGCAGACGAAAGTTACGCACCGCATTGATCGCGCCGGGGTCGGTGTAGCCCGCGTCGGCGATCGCCTTGATGGCGGCGGTGTACTCGGCTTTGGTAGGTTGTTCGCTGAACACATAGCCCCACTGAAACGACCCCTCGGATGTCTCCATCTTCCATGTCGGCTCAATGGGCGGCACTTTGGCCTTCGTGCCCACATCGTCCAGCACCATCACCAGCACATACTCGCAGTTGACAACGCTGGCGCTGACATGGCCATCCTTGAAACGATCAACGATGAACGACGCGGTGTTGCCGTAGATGGCCCAATCGGACTTGATCTTGGCATCTGGCAGCATGGCGGGCCAAGTGGCCTTGATGGCCCCATCAGCGTGAAACTGATATTGGCCGTCTTTAAGTTGTGGTTTTTGACGCACAACGAGGAAAGTTTCGCCCTCTGGGGCTAATTTTGTGAGAAAATCTAACACTGTTGCTTCTCCTTCAGTTGGAACTTTGGCCCCCGTCTAACCCACGGGGGCTTTCTTTTTTACGAGTATCGGGTTGTCGTGACACCTTCGGCGGCAAGGGGCAGGCCAGTGGCCCATTCTGGTGGTGTACACATGACTTTGTGGACACGCTGGGCTACCGATTCTGCCTGATCTTTGGGGCACTCAACAACAATTTCGTCGTGGACATGGCCGACCACTTCGGGTATATGTCTCATGGCGTATCGCAACAGATCATGGGCTGTCGCCTGCACGACATTCTCACAAGCCAGACCACGCCACAGACGGGCGCGGGGCCATTCTTTGGCGTCAGCAGCAGGTTTCCACGCGGCTTTGGTGTAGGTGACATTGCCCTCCTCATCAAACTTGGCGTTCGGGTAGCACAGCACACGACCAGAGGGCAGCGAATACCACAGCGTCTGGCCATCGAACAGGTAAACGATCCGGCCAGCCTTGAACTCACGGCCCTTGTGGCGCATAGCCCGCAGGTAGGCGCTCTCAAGCTGCTGCCCATGCGCCTGCGCCCAAGGGTTGGCCCTGCGCCAGCCGTCCACGGCCCGCTGCACCTCTGAACCCGTCAGGCGCACGCCGTAGATGCGACCGAAAGTCTCGAACGCTCCAGCGCCGCCCAAGAACCCAAGGGCCAACTCTTGCACTTTGCCAATCTGGCGCATATCGCTGCGGCCCTCGTCATGCTCGGCCTTGATGTGTTCGTAGGGCAGGCGAAAGGTGGCAGACGCGTTGACGATGTAAGGGTCAAGGCCCGAACGGAACACGTCCAGCTTGGCCTCACCTGCTGGGCAGTTGGACAGCCACGGATGCACACGGCCCTCGATGGCCGACCAGTCGTAGGAGATCAGGACGTTGCCAGGTGCGGCCACGATGGCAGGGCGCAGCATCTTCTTCAAAACGTCAGTAATGCGTTTCTCGAATCGTGGCACGATTTCATGGCCTCGAACCATTGCTGCGCGGATGGCGTCCGGGTCTTTAGCGCTTTTACGCGGGAGATTATGGACTTGAGCGCCGTACGAGGAAGCTCTCCCTGTCGCACTGCCTCCAGCAAAAACGAAGGCACCTCTAACTCTGGCGTCTTCCTCGTCTGCCAGACTCGCAAGGCGGCTGAACTTCGCAACCGACGACGCCCAGAGGTCATCGGCGCACTGTATAACGTCGGCAACAGCGGGCGGTATCTCATCATGGTCTTCCATCGCAAGCAGGTTTGCCCGCACAGTCTTGTCAATCGAATATTTCTCGCCGTTCCACATCAGCTTCTTGGCCTCTGGCCCGACACGCTCCAGCACCCACTCACGCATCTTGGGGGAGCGCACGCTGGTAATCGCACCTTCTGTGACCTCGACGACGATCTTCTGGATTTCTTCCATCTCAGCGCCAGCGTATTTGATGGCGGCTTGGCACAGCGGCACATCCACCAGCAGGCCACGATCATTGATGCGCTCGTTGACGTGGTAGTCGGCCAGCTCGTCAGCCGACAGTGGCCGCAGGGCTTGGCTGATCGCACGCATGGCACGGACGTCTTGCATGGCGTACTCGCCCAATTCCTCCAAAATCTTTGGGTCTTCATTAAACGGGGGAACGCAACACAAGCGGATTAGCTGTTTGCCACGATGGTCTTTACGCATATCTGCGCCAGCAAAACGCCCCACATCTTCTAGTGAACCTGGCGCGCAGTTTGCCCGCGCTTGTGCTGCGGTGCAATACCAACGCTCCAACGCAGGCTCCGCAAGTTTGTAATCAGCGCAAACAACATACCAAGTTATAAGCCGGTCAAAACTGGAATTGTGGCAATAGATCAAACCACCAGATTTAAAATATTCCACCAAGCGCAAAGGCGGCGCTTCATGCGCCCACCACAATCGCACATCCTCATCATCAAAAGCGTACGCAGCGCACAACATCTTTGTTGTTGGATGCTGGCTGTAGTTGTACGAACCTTTTGACGGCAGGTCACACTCACTGCGAGTTTCGTAGTCAAGCCAAAGAACGGTCATACGCTCACCTGCATTTTGCGCTTTGTATGCCAATGGCGATTTTCAAAAGTGTGGACGCGGTGGCAATTGGCGCAAAGAATTTCACACTTGTCAATTTCCGCCAGCAATTTATGCAACGCTACTTTAGGGTCTTGGCTAACGCTAAACAATTTGTCGCCTGCCACATGGTTGAAATCAAGCGCAGCGGGGTGCCCGTTAAACCCGCACATTGCGCAACCCTGTTCAGTCTTAATCTTGTTGATTAAATCGCGCCGCGTTTGTTGAAACGCTTGCGTTACCAACTTTTTAGTTGGCGAATTATTTTTGCATTTAGCCGCGCAGAATTTTTGCCACGGTCGATTAGGAGTAAAACTTGCACTACAAGTTGGGCATATGCTTTGCATGATTTCCAAACAAAAAGCCCTGTTCTGCATTCTCACCGTAAGGTGTTGGCGGACCCGCAAGGTGCGGGCAGAATGCAGAACAGGGCTTACCTTGATACGCCGCCAAGCGTGAAGGAACTGTAACATAAAAAGGTGGGGGCTTCGATTTGGGTTTCGACAAGTTGCGGGAGAAAGCCAGAAAATCCGCAAGTCACCATCCTCGAACGCTGGCTTAACAGCCCCCGATTTCACTTAGGCTGCGCGGCGGCGACGGCCAGCAGGCGCGGCTTCTGCTGCGACCTCTGGCTCTGCTTCAGCTTCGGTTTCAGCGCCATCCATGCTGACCCACTCGATCACTTCAAACACCGGAGTGTAGATGCGGCCATAAGACTTGTGCAGATAGTGATCCTTCTTCAGGCGCACAACTGGCACGGGCTTGGTTGGGTCTTTGTCCACTTGCGTGGCGATGGCAATGCCAAGGGCTTGCACGGCCTTCTTACCACCAACCGAGGTCGTGGTGAAGCGGGCTTCCATGTCCTTGTCTTCGCCGTTACGGCACTTAAGCGCCATACCGATTTGCATTTCCCAGCCACGCTTTGCGCCAGAAGGCGCTGCGTCCATCTCAGGCAGGGGTTGCGTCACAGAGGCCATCTTTTCGCCCAACACTTCACCGTCGCCCCAAGCAATAAAGCCGTGGACAAAAGAGTAAGGGTTGATGGCCCAGAGGGCATCGTCTTCCACTTCGGTCTGGTCAGCGCCAAAGACCCAATGGCCTGTCTTGTCCATTTTCAGGATGACAGTACCCGATGGACCAACGTCTTTTTCAAGAGCGCGAAGGGCCGAGGACAAAGTAGAAACGGCTGGCAGATTTGCCGAGGAGAATGTAGTCAATTCCATTTTATGCTTTCACTGAAGTTTAAGAAGGGCAGCAGAAATCTGCTGTCCGATTTGTACGACGGCTGGCCGGGGATCGCTCTCCGGGGCCATCGTATTGCCTGTTGACACTGACACGACAAAATCGTCGGGCAGCGCCAGCTTGCGCTTTTTCAGCACCTTCTCCATCTGAGCAGGGCTGAGTAATTCTTCGGGCTTGAGTAGCTCGGCACGGGGGACACCCATGTCGTGCAGCGCAGCCAACGCTTTTGTCTCGTCTGTCCACTGACGTGTGCCGCGCTTGGCCACCAACTTGTAACCCGGCACCGGCAACGCTTCTTCCAAAAGTTGCATCGCCAGACCACGCAGGTCTTTGATCCAGTCTTCAAGGAGTTCTGCATTCTTCAGGTATTTGGCAAGCATGTCAACATCTACTTCTTTCAGTTGAACTTGCAATGCGCGGTCTACTGCACCCGTCATCTTAGGGCAGATCGGCTTGCCTGTACACCAGCGGCAGTGATCGCCCACGGCCAGCTTGGCGTCAGGTTGCTGCGCGGCCTTGACGGCCTGCACCAACTCTTGCTCAAACTGCTTGACGCGCTCCTTAGTGGTCACCCAACGCTTGATCATGGGCGGCTGCACAATGATGCACTCGACCTCGGTTACGCCCTCAAACGCCCACTTGGCTTCTTCGGTCCTCATACTGGCGGCGGCGTAAAACATGAGCTGCGGGTTCTCTACCGCGTCCACCACCACACCGTCGCCAAACTTCCAATCCAAAACGATAGCACGGCTGCCAATACGACCAACCAAATCCGTGCTACCGAAGACACCAGGTAAGAGGTCACCAAAGCCAACTCGTGTTTCAACTTCATACTCCATCCTTTTGTCTGGGTCTACTTCGTCCAGCAGCGCCAGCGCTACAACGATCTTCTCGTCAAACAACTCTTGCGTCAGCACTTGGCCTTCGTACGTTGTGCCGATGAACTGATCCCACGGCAAGTCTTTGCCAAGAATTTCAGCGATCACGTCGTGCAGCATCGTGCCACGGTCTGCGTGTTCGCTGGACGGCTGCTTGGGCATCTTGTTGACGAGCGCCACGCTACCGGGGCAGTTGATGACGCGCTTGGCGGTCGAGCCGCCGACGATGTTACTGTGCTGCATCATGCGTCCCTCGCTTTCAACATGGCGTCTGCCAAGTCGTAGGCTTCAGCGGCCAGTCTTTCGTTTGTCCATTCACTGGCGGGGCCGCTGGCACAAATGCCTTGCATTGCCTTTGCTGCAAAGTAATCGCGCAGGGTCATGCCGTCACACGGCGACATGCCTTGCCAGCTTTGGCCGGGGTTGAGTGGAACGGGAAACGCTGGCCCACCTGTGTGTGTATTGCTCATTCTTCTGCCTCCACAATGATGGTGTCGGGCAAACCCCATTCGTTGTCGTCGTTACGCAAAAATTTAACGTAAGGCGCAACCTCGTTTTTGATGTAGTCCAAGATGATTGTCTCAATCTCGGCGCGGGTGAACTCTATCTTCATGTGTACTCCAGTTTAGTTGATGAGGGTTTGATCTTAACACACAAAAAATAGTTTGTGCAAAACTTTTTTACGTGTATGATTGTGGCAAAGGAGCAAACGACATGAAGATTCAAACCGTAGAACTAACGCTTAACGAATTGCAGGAAGCCTTGCGCGAATACTGTTTGCAGCGCGGGTACAACCCAAGCTGCGTGATCATCGGCAGCTATGCAAAAACAATCATGGTCGAGCTGGAGCCTAACGGCTTAGTGACCGCAGACGAGTTTAAGCATCGTGCTTGAGAAACAAATTGAAGCCTACCTCATTAAGCGCGTCAAAGAAGTTGGCGGGCGGGCGTACAAGTTCACCAGCCCCGCGCATCGCGGCGTGGCTGACCGCATCGTGTGCCTGCCCAACGGCCAGACATGGTTTGTTGAGGTCAAGACCGAGGGCGGCAGGCTGTCGCCTTTGCAGAAAGTGTTTGCGTCCGACATGGCGCTGATGAATCAGAAGTATGTGTGTTTATGGAACAAGGAGCAAATAGACGGATGGCTAATTACTACAACGAAATAGACCCGTATGCCGCGCAGTGGCTTCGGAATTTAATTGATGCAGGTCACATTGCGCCAGGCGATGTAGACACAAGGAGTATTGTTGATGTCAGAGCAGATGATCTTAAAGGGTACACGCAGTGCCATTTCTTTGCAGGTATCGGCGTCTGGAGCCACGCATTACGTCAATCAGGATGGGCAGATAACCGACCTGTTTGGACAGGTAGTTGCCCTTGCCAACCCTTCAGCGTTGCAGGTGCAGGTGCAGGCGTTACCGACGAGCGCCATCTCTGGCCAGCGTGGTTCAAACTTATCCAGCAGTGCAGACCTGACGTTGTCTTTGGCGAACAAGTTGAAAGCGCGATTAAACACGGATGGCTCGATCTTGTTCAAGATGACTTGGAAAGAGACAACTACATCATCGGGGCTGCCGGTATCCCTGCTGCGGGGGTCGGTGCGCCGCATATCCGACACAGACTGTACTTCGTGGCGCAGTCCCCAGAAGTCGGACGGCGAGGGGGGCGTAATGGAGATACGCCCCGGCACAGCGGGCAAATACAAACTGAGGGACGAAGCCCATCTGGCGAGTTGGCCGACGACATCGACGCGGGATCACAAGGGCGGCTATGTGGGCGGTCGAATGAGAAACGGCAAGATCAGCACGGATGTGTTGGACGTTACGGCACAACTGGCTTTTGGGGAGCCGCCGATTGGATCGACTGCAAAGACGGAAAAACCCGCCCAGTTGAACCCGGCGCATTCCCGTTGGCTTATGGGGCTACCGCCCGAGTGGGACGATTGCGCGCCTACGGTAACGCCATCGTCCCGCAAGCCGCGCAAGCCTTTATAGAGGCATATCTTGAAACTGCGTGATTATCAAGAGACAGCCGCTGACTTCTTGTTCGAGCATGACCGCGCCATGATCTTGGCCCCGGTTGGCGCTGGCAAGACAGCCATCACGCTGACGGCTATGCAAGATATGGTCAAGCACGGCCACATCGGGCGCTGGCTAGTGCTGGCCCCCAAGCGTGTCTGCACCGACGTGTGGCCAGTCGAGGCGCTGAAGTGGGCACCCAAGCTGGTCGTGACCGTGGCTGTGGGCACGCCCAGCCAACGCAAGACAGCCTTGCACAGCTTGGCTGATGTGGTGGTGACCAACTACGACAACATCCAGTGGCTGGCCGAGCAAGAGTTGTCGTTTGACGGCATTGTGTTTGACGAGCTGACCAAGCTCAAGAACCCGTCTGGCGCCAGGTTTAAAGCTCTGAACAAAGTCATCGGCGATGTGGCCACGCGTTGGGGCTTGACCGGCTCGTTCACCAGCAACGGCCTTGAAGACGTGTTCGGCCAGTGCAAGATCGTGGACCAGACGCTGTTGGGCCGCGCCAAGGGCGCGTTCATGCAACAGTACTTCACGCTGGTCAACAAAGACTTTGGTGACTGGCAGCCGCGCAAAGGATCGCTGGAGTTGGTCATGGCCAAGATCAAGCCCGCCACGTTTGTGCTGGAGGCAGGCGAGTACAAGGACAAGCTGCCGCCTTGCCACACCGTTGAGGTGGTCTGCAAGATGGACTTGAAAGACTACAACACCATGAAAAAAGACTTTGTGCTGGACGACATCGTGGCGATCAATGCTGCTGTCGTGACGCAGAAGTTGCAGCAGATGGCGGGTGGGTTTGTCTACACGCCAGAGCCACGGTGGCTGTCATCCCATAAATTTGATCGACTTGAAGAACTCTTGGAGGAAAACCAACATGCCAACACCATCATCGTGTACCAGTACAAAGAAGAACTTGCCGAACTCAAGCGACGATTCAGTGTCACAACGCTTGACGACGATGACGCAATCGCTAGATGGAATGCAGGTGCCGTACGAATCTTGGCCGTGCATCCTAAATCCGCAGGGCATGGCCTTAACTTACAACACGGCGGGCAACACATGGTTTTTCTGTCCCTGCCTTGGAGTCTTGAGTTGTTCGAGCAAACCGTGGGACGGCTGCACCGTAGCGGCCAGCGGCATGACGTGTGGGTCTACATTCTGATGACCGAAAAAACTGTGGACGAGAAAATCTGGGGCGCGTTGCACGACAAACGCAGCGTGTCCGACATCGCATTGGAGGCGCTCAAATGAAAGACGAAGCACTACGCACGGCGCTTGAGGCGTTGTTGTGGGCAAATAACGAAATAAACGAATGGAGGGACGACGCTTACGGGTATGCGCCTAAAGACCAGCCAGTAATCATGTCAGCCATCACAGTTATCAAGCAAGCCCTTGCAGCGCCTGTGCCAGAAGTGTCTTGGGGTGTTGATTGGGGTAGAGCTGGAGACAAGTCCTGCGCCATGATCATTAAACGGTTGCCAGATGGCAAGATTGAAGTAATTGCTGTGGAGTATGAACCATGAAACGAATAGATCAATGGAAGCTCAAGCTCAAAGCTGCAAAGTCTGAGGTCAAGCACAAAGAACGACAGATGAACGCAGCGATCCGCAGCTACATGCGCACCGATGGCGAAGTACAAAAACTAGAGGAAAAGATCAATGATTACTTGGCGAAAACTAAACAGTGACCTGGCGCTCAAGACTGAGGCAGAAGTCTTGGCGTTACTGGAAAACGAACGCGCTACGGCCAAGCGCATAACCGTGCTGGAGCGTCTGCACCAGCGCTATAACACTCTGCGTGTGGCCCGTGAGCGCGTAGAACTTTTGAAGGAAGCAACAAAATGATCAACGAACTGAAGAAAATGTGGGCAACACCAAGCGCCGAGGTGCTGGCGTTGAAAGAGTTAGAGGATTGCAAGCGCAGGCTGCTGGAGGCCCAGACAGCGCGTGAATACGCCGAGTCCATGTGCAAGTACCGCGAAGCCCAGATCAAGCGCCTGACGGCCTATCTGCATAACGCTACGGAGGCGCAGTCATGAAAGACGAAGCATTGAAGCTGGCGCTGGAGGCGTTGGGAGAGTATGTCAATGTCGTAGTGTCTGTCAACGACCCGAATGAATGGACACCAAAAGTTGAGGATGCGGGAGGGCTTGCAAGAGAAGCCATCACCGCCCTGCGAAAAGCACTGGCAGAGCAGCCAGCACAGCAGGAGCCTGTGGCGATTGATGGCAACACTTCAGACGGCTATCACACGTTCAACGAACTGTACGAGTTCCGCAAGGCATACAACGCCGCACTGTTCAACGAGTGGGCGGCTGGTGGCAAATGCTCGGTGCACAAGTCATGGCGTCACCACGATGGCGAATTGTGCTTTGGTGGCGGCTGGTTCATCGTTGTGGCAGTTTTGCCTGATGGACAAATCAGCAACCATTACGAAGCAAAAGACTGGGACTTGTTCGCTGTACCAGAAACTGAATGCGCTTTGTTTGAATTTGATGGGCACACGGGCGCTGATGTTGTTGAAAGGCTCAAGGCATACACCACCCCACCCGCAGCACCTGTGCAGGAGCCTGAAGGCCCTTTGGCCGAGGGCTGGTGTATCAACTTTGCGAATGGGCACAGTGGCTTTGGTGTGTATGCGCACATGGACGAATACCCGGAAGAAGGCGCAATCCTTTTGTGTGGTGTTCCAAAGTGGGCAAGCGATGCGCTTAAAGCCACCCCACCCGCAGCACAGCGGCAATGGGTTGGGCTGAGCCAGCAAGATATCGACATTGCTTTTGATGACACGCAAGAGGGCGGGGGTTTCGATGAGTTCGCCCGCGCCATCGAAGCCAAACTCAAGGAGAAGAACACATGACAGCCTCCGACTACTGCAAGCGCTGCAACGCGCCTCATTCACCGGCAATCAAAGTGCTGGCAAGGTGCGGAACGTGCGCTGTCATCAATGGAAAGCTGCCACCAACAAAGTTCATCGAGAAATCAAAGGAAACAAAATGAGAAAAAGTTTGCACACAACAACCGAATTTTTACCACGCAAGTGGCCGTGCTTTGCTGTTGGCTTTTTTGCCGGTGGCAATGAGTTTGTGTTGCACCTATGGCTTGTGTGCTTCCGTATTCGGTGGGGGTATTGATCATGAGCAAGCTCAAGACAGCAACCATACCCAACAGACACAAGGTCAACGCTAAGGCTGTACTGAACGAGGCCATTGACGACGAGCCGGATACTGCAATCGTGCTGTGTTTCTGGTACGACAAAGGCCAGTTCACCATCAAGACATCCTCGACACCAGATCGACTCGCCCTGATTGGGATGCTGGAGGAGGCCAAGGCCAAAGTCATCGCAGACGGGTACGCAGCATGAATGCCGGAGAAAAAGCTGGATGGTGGGCCGTGGCGTACCTCTGCATTGTATTGGCAGGTGTCTGGTTCACCGTGGCCTGCATCGCGTGGTATCACATCAAGGAGTGGTTTCTATGAGCAAAATCAAACCCCAAGATCACCCAGATTACGTTGTCGGGTGGGTATGGACAAAACTTGAACTTGACTGGATTAACGAGCGCATTGGAACGCTTGAGGCCGCGCTGTTCCAAGCGCAAGAGGCGGCAAAGGACTTGGAAGCAAGGCTCACTAAAACGCAGGGCTGGCTCAATGAAGCCGTGTGGAACTACGGCGAACTTAAAAGGGGGCAATTAGCGAACCGAGAAAAAACTTCCAGTTCGCCAAAGCAAGACTGGGAAGCCGTGGCGGCAGATCAAGCCATGACTATCGCCCTGCTGAAATCAGAAGCCGCAGCACAGCGGCAATGGGTTGGGCTGACGGATGAGGAGGTGATGCAGTTGGCTTTCAACTTTGATGTGCCTTCACTTGTCATCCGAGCCATCGAAGCCAAGTTAAGGAGCAAGAACGTATGAAGACGCAACACTGCGATCAGTGCAAACACGCCACCATGAGGGCACTGCCTAAGCCAACGCTGATCTGCGCCATGCTGCACAAGCCGCGCTTTTATGCACCAGTGCACTGGCTAAGGGACTCTTGGGGCTGGAAGCGCAAGTGCGAAGACTTTTTGGAGAAGAACACATGAGAGACACGATAGACATGGCCCGTGAGGCTGGCTTTAATCTGGAGCAAGGATTTTTATTGCGTGTTACAGGAATTGACGAAGACCTTAAACGCTTTGAAGCCCTTGTTCGTGCTGATGAGCGTGAGGCGTGTGCTGGCTTGTGCGACAGGTTTGCAAACCGAATGATGACAGCGGAGGAATGTGCCGATGCCATCCGAGCAAGGGGGCAAGCATGACTCCAAAACAAGAAGAAGCGTTACGAGATTACTTGCGTGAGGCTGTTGTGCCGCTGATTGAAGATGTGCTGGCTAAAAAGTTGGGGCAAGCCATGACGTTTGCAAAAGAAGAACTTACTCAGCCTAAACGTGAGTGGCGGGGGCTGACGGAAAATGAACGCGATACGATTTTAAGATCAGAGAGCAGCATCTTTGAAATGACCGAAGCTATTTTGAAAGCGAAAAACACATGAAATGTAAATGCCACCCATTGTCCCCGTTCTTGTGGGTAAGCAACCCCCGCGACAGTATGTTTATGAAGGACCACACGTTTCGCGCCAAAGGTGATTCGGGAATGACGACATCTCAAATTTCATCTGCGTTGGTTGAAGACCAGCGTAAGCTAGGCAAGATGTCCGGATCAATTGCAAACCTTGGCAGAGTGACCAAAGAAAAAGAATTGGCGCTCATTGCCTACAAGCAGTTTGGCATCTACAGCCGCGCTCACCCGAACATCAAGCCCACTAAAAACAAGCATGAGATATGAAGTGCCCGATTTGCACCAAGTGGACTTCGGTTATAGATACCCGCACCCGCAAGACTGACGGAGTGGTGGTGCGTCGGTACGAATGCGCTAACACGCACCGCTTCTCAACTGAGGAGCGCGTGCGCTACGAACTGCTCAAACGAACAGACGAACCCCAGCCTTGTCAATGATCAGCGCCTGCTTGCGCGGGGCTGTGTCAACACTGTTGGGCACACTGATGTGTGTCCAACGGTCAAACTCACGGATGACTTGATCAAAGCTGATGCCGCTGGCGACAATCTTGCGCACCACCTCGTCAGGGGTCATACCTGGCACACGCAGGTCAGCCGCGCACCCTAAACGATGCTGGCTGGTGTCCTTGCTGCCCACAGCATCGTTGACTTTCTTGGACCGAAAGGCGCTGTTGATCATAATGGGCTTGCCGCCCAGCACCACTTTGACCTGCTCCAGCATGTCGGCCAGTCGCTTGAGGTTCTCAAGCTCGGCGTCAGTAGGCGTGTTGTCCCAGCCGTTGCGTTCGGCTGACTCACTAGCGGTCAACTCGTCCAATGAAAAATGAGGTGTCAAGTTCATTTCTTGCTCCGCATGTCTGCAAGTTTTTCAACTGTGCGGCCACCAAAATAGGCCAAGAAAATAATCTGCCCCCACTGGCCCAACAATTGCACATAGGATTCTTGGGC